TTTGGTGTTTTCTTTACAAGAAACTGGGACCTTTTAAAGGGATGGGTTTTAAGTAAATTAAAATGAGAAAGTTCTTTATGTCCTTAATGGGTGATGTGGATGGTCAAAAATCATCAAAAAGATTTATAACCATTTTGGCATTTTTTATGATGTGTATCGCCTTTTTAGCCAACATATTCATGGATATACCACTTCAAAAATTTGTATGGGACGGTATGATGTATATAGTAGGTGCAGGACTAGGATTTACAACAATTGAAAAATTCTCCCGAAGTAGGGGGTCTGAAGAATAAATAGAAAGGGACTCATTCAGAGTCCCTTTTTTTATTTACATAAATTGCTTTCTTTTTTTCTTCTCTTCGTATTACAGAATCTTTAGTATATTCTTGATTATCTCTAATCTTTTGCGTTTGTTTGGTCTTATGCACTTTATACTTATACTCTTTAAGAGCTCTTTCTATATTACCTTTTTTAACTTTTACTATTAGCATTACCTATAAATATGACTTTTTTTGACATACGACAAATAATATACTATATTTTATTTAAATAAATAAACTTTAAGTAAAGATGGGATTATATGAAGAAGGGAAAAACGTCACAATTAAAATTATTCAGTGACGCAAAATGTTACTACGGTACAGTAGACGCAAAAAATTTAAAAACAATATACATAGTATTACAATCGTGGGTAGAACCAATAAAGGAATTCGAAAACTGGGATAGGGCCACGGGTACTATGGAAAGAAACATAAAACATATACTTCTCGAAGTTGTAGACCCTTTAATGTTTGAGAAGTTTAATATTGTAGACTTAGACTTAAGAAGTAGTGGAATACAAAAAGGAAAAAGGAGTTTTATGAATTTAGAAATAACTCTATATGTAAAAAATAATATAGATTTCAAATCTCCAATACTAAGAGATAAAATTAAAACTATTATAGATGGGATATATACAGATTGTCTAAAGGGTATGAAATACTTTAAAGTACACAAGAGTAAAACGGCAAAAGAGTCGGTCTGATATATTTATAAAGAAAAAACATGAAAATTTTAGGACCAAACGACACGGGTAAGGGTATTTTAGTAGAATGGGATGCAGGGTTTGTTAATCCACACGATAGTCGTAACGCTCAAGTAATACAAGAATCATATGGACATTTAGACCATTCTAAACCTTTCGAGTTCTACGCCACTCTACAAAAGTTCGACACCCCCAATCGTAATGGAAGGGTATATCCTGAAAAGATATTAAGAAGAGAAGCCGAAGCATATAACAAGGCAATTCAAAAAGGATTGTCTATATCAGAACTTAATCACCCTGAATCGTCGTTAATTGATTTGGACAGAGTATCTCACCTTATAACAGAAATATGGTGGGAAGGTAATACTCTTATGGGTAAGATAAAACTTTTAACTTCACCGGGTTTCCATGAAAGAGGTGTAGTATCTTGTCCTGGAGACCAAGCGGCTAACCTTATGAGACAGGGAGTGACTATGGGTGTTTCTTCTCGTGGTGTTGGTTCACTTGTAAAGAAGGGGGAAAGAAATGAAGTACAGGATGATTTTGAATTAATCTGTTTTGACTTGGTGTCGTCACCTTCCACACCAGGCGCCTACCTTTTCTTAAATAAAGATGATAGAGGTAAATATGAAGAAAACTTGGAAGAAGAAACACAATTACGTTCACAGGAACCAAGAATTGATGGTGGTTTAGGTGCAAGTGTTGACTTAATGAAGAGACTTTCCGATTATTTAGGTTATTAAACCTTATTAAAAATAATTACTATGGACGAAAAATATTTTGTTGCAAAGGTACAGTATGACCTTCCTGATGAAAACTCAGGTAAAATTAAAAAAGTTAGGGAAGAGAAGTTAGTTAAGGGGTATAACGTTACTGATGTTGAAGCCAAGGTAACACAAAACTTCAAAGACTTTACGTATGACTGGAGAATCACCGCATGTGTAGAAAGTAAAATTGATGAAGTTTACGAATAAAATAGTTTAATCATACTAAATTTTTTTTGAATCGGGGGAAACCCCGATTTTTTTTTGATAAAAGTTATAAAAAAAACACTTTTTTAATATTTCACATATTTATATGTAAAATAAACAATTGCTAAATAATAAAAATGGCAGATAAAAACTTAGTTGAAGAGGCTTTATTGCAAATGGAAAACTTGCAGGAAGCTATTACAAACAATGCAAAAGGAATACTTGCTTCTACTATGAAGGAAGAAATCAGCGAACTAGTAAAAGAATCTCTTGTTGAGCCTGAGGGTGAAGATGAGGTTGAAACGTCTGAAACTGAAATGTCTGAACAAGAAGAAGTTCTTGACTTAGATGTTGACGTTGAAGATGAAGATGAAGGTGAAGACGAAGGTCTTGAATTAGACTTAGACGATTCACTTTCTGATAATGAAGATGACGAAGAGTCTGAAATTGGTGATGATGAAATGTTAATGACTGATTTACCTGGTGATGACTTGGAAGTTGACGACGAAGAAGAAGTTCTTTTACCACTCGATTTAACAGCAGCATCTGACGATGAAATCTTGAAGGTCTTTAAAGCTATGGGTGAAGATGATGGAATTATCGTTAAACAAGACGGTGATGATATCCACTTAAGTGATGACGAGACTGACGCAGAATACGTGATTCAATTAGGTGAATCAGAAGATGAAGACGAAGTTATGGAAACCGAAGAAGAAATGTCTGAAGGTGACGAAGCTTATGAGGAAGAAGTTGTATACGAAATCGAAATTGGTGACGAAGAAGAAGTTTCAGAAGAATGGAACGAAGAAGAAATGAGTGAAGGTCAAGGTTATGATGACCGTGAAGATGAAAAAGAAGGTATGGAACACGGTAAAATTGCTGATAAAGATTTAGACTCTGAAAAGGCAAGAAGAGACGATGCTGACTTTGAGGTTCGCGAAGAAGAGATGTCAGAAGAAGAGATGTCCGAAAGAAGTTTAGCTCAAGGACAAAAAGCTTCATCTGATAAGAGTAAAGGATTACCAAAACCAAAAACTATTCCAAATAAATCTCGTTATAATGAGTCAGTCCAAAAAGAACTAACACAATTAAGAGAAAAAAATGAAGAGTACAGAAAAGCACTTAACATTTTTAAGGAAAAGTTAAATGAAGTTGCGGTATTCAACTCTAATTTGGCATATGCCACTCGTTTGTTCACAGAACATTCTACAACGAAACAAGAAAAAATAAATATACTAAGACGTTTCGATGGTGTCGAAACTCTTAAAGAATCAAAATCTCTTTATAAGACTATTAAGGAAGACTTAGGAGGTAAAGAGACTAACGTTGTTACTGAATCGGTACAATCTAAAGTCGCTAAAACACCTACTAAGGGTTCTGCTAATAACCTAATAGAGAGTAAAACTTATGAAAATCCACAGTTCTTAAGAATGAAGGATTTAATGAGTAAAATAAAATAAAAATAAAATTCCTTAAAAATATACTAAAATGGGAGCATTATTAGAATCAGGTCTTGTTGGTAACATCGGTCTTAAGCACTTAAAAGTTATCAAGGAAGACACAATCAACAAGTGGGACAAGTTAGGGTTCCTCGATGGCCTTAAAGGTCACTTAAAAGAAAATATGGCTCAGTTATATGAGAACCAAGCATCATATTTGATAAACGAAGCAGCGGCATCTGACAGTTCAGGTTCATTCGAAACAGTTGTTTTCCCAATCGTAAGAAGAGTTTTCTCTAAGTTGTTGGCTAACGACATCGTTTCAGTTCAAGCGATGAACTTACCAATAGGTAAGTTGTTCTACTTTGTACCAAAGATTCAAGGTAGACAGTCTTTTAATGGAAATGATAACTCTCACATTCCTCCATATGGTGCACCAGGTGGACCTACATCGACTACCTCAGGTTATACTAATACTACTAACTTGTATGATAGATTCTACGAGGGTGAAATTCCTGAAGATGACCCAGCAGGTTTGTTCGACTACTCAAAAGGTAGATATAGTGAAACTACTGTTACTACAGTATCAGGTGAGTTAGTACCTGTTGCATGGTCTAATGGAGCTTTAACGGTTACTGATTTAGCCACAGACTACTCAGGTGCAAATGTTAAAGAAGTGTTATTATCTTTATCAGGTTTCTCAAATGCGGGTGCTGGTAAATTGATTGGTCCTGATGGTAACGCAATGGATACTGAAGAATTCTTGTCTTCATTACAGGTTTACTACACTGGGTCAACAAACACTTACTTACCATTCAGAGTTGTGACTCAGAAGTACGGTAAGGGTATCGTTCAGTACGGAACAACTACTCCAACTACATTCCCTTCTTCAGGACCTGGTGGTTCTTACGATAACATTTGTGATGCTAATGGTATTATCTACTTGTCAGTTGATACATCAACTCCTATTGCTATTGGCAGTAGTACCGCTACTGTTGATGGTTACACAGGACAAACAGTAACTTCATGGACTTTCGGAGCTAAGTATAGAACTTACGAAACATTAGAATTCGAAGATGCTATCGGTGAAGTTTCATTTGACCTTGAAGCGGTTACTGTTTCTGTTACAGAAAGAAAGTTAAGAGCTCAGTGGTCACCAGAACTTGCTCAAGACGTTTCAGCGTTCCACAACATTGATGCTGAGGCTGAATTGACGGCATTGTTGTCAGAGCAAGTTGCAGCTGAAATTGACCGTGAAATCTTAAGAGATTTGAGAAAAGGCGCGGCTTGGACATTAAGATGGGACTACGATGGATGGAGAAAGTTAAATACTACTTCAACAGCGTACAACCAAAAGGATTGGAATCAGACATTGATTACTGCAATCAATCAGATTTCAGCACAAATCCATAAGTCTACTTTAAGAGGTGGTGCTAACTGGATTGTTGTATCTTCTGAGATTTCAGCAATCTTTGATGACCTTGAGTACTTCCACGTTTCAAACGCGGCTCCTGACCAGGACCAGTACAATATGGGTATCGAAAGAGTAGGTACATTATCAGGTAGATATCAGGTTTACCGTGACCCTTACTTCCCACCAAACACTGTATTGTTGGGACACAAAGGTTCATCGTTGTTAGACACTGGATATGTTTACGCTCCATACGTACCTCTTCAGTTGACACCAACAATGTATAACCCATTCAACTTCACACCAATCAAGGGTATC